CAAGCGCTTGGTCTGACCTTTCCTTTTGAACCCGGCTGTAAAAGCCCTGCACCGCGAGCGCCTCGTCGAACTCGGCTAGTGGTGCAGCAGAGCCCCATTGCAGGAGCCTCCAGGCACGCTCCTCGCGTTCGAGGGCGTGCTCAACGTAATCGTTCTGCAAGCGTTACCTCAGGAGGCCGTCAGGAGCTCTTGGAGCTGGGCACGGAGCCACACCGAAACGGTCTTGTGCTCCGATGCCTTGGCTACCTGTTTCAGTCGCTTGGCCTGATCCTTGGGAAGACAGACCTGCACCACGCTGGTGTTACGGGGTGATTCGTCTTTAGGAGATCGTCCTGCCATCAGTCTGTTGGTATTGGCATTATGTTAATCGAAGAATAATGGATCACTTCCATTGCTTCTCCTCCGCAGTGCGGTCCTGAAGCCGTGTGCACTCCTCGTGAATGCGTTGGTACTCAGCGATCAGCAGGTCGCTAGTCACGCCGGGGTCAATGGTCTCCAGAAGGGCCTGTAACCGTTGCTGAAGCATTTCGTCGTAGGTCATTGGTATCCGAGGTTGGAGGTGGACCTGTGGACATGGGTAGCGCCGGTCTGGCCTGGGTACTGACCCAACAGGCACACAACAACAGCGGTGATGGCAATGGTGGCTTTGATGAGATTCATCAGGCGGCAACCTTGCGGAGAACAGAGATGCAGATACCTGCTCCAGGGGTGCCAGCAACGCGCTCCACGCGGCAAATCTGAGCGCCGTGGCGGTCGGTAGCGCAGTGCAGTGCTGCTACTTGGATGTAGGTGCCTTTTTCAGGTCCCACGGTGATTTGGGCGATATCGCCTGGCTTGAGCTGTTGATCGGTCATGAGTTGGTGAGTAATGGTTTCTGAAGCGTTATGGGATCAGGCAGGGTCGACCTCGACGTAGCCCAGGGCCTCCCAGAGGGCTTCGTGGATGCCGTCATCTGAACCGAGGCCAAGCTTGTAACCCTTGTCGCGGACGAACTCCTCAATGGCGTTCAGGGCGACATAGGCCAGATCGCCCTTGTCGAACATGTGGGTGTCGTTGAGCTGCATGGTGAGTTGGGTGCTTACAAGAAAGATAATAGCATTGTGATTACGGGAGAGCAATGGCTTTCTGGTAAGCGGCGCTGGCCTCTTCGGCTGTGGCGTGTGAGCTGATGTACCGGTACTTGCCGTTGAGAGTTGCGTAGGCCGCAAACCGATTGCGATGCCGCCTCACCCCGGTAGGCAGGTCACGGGGCTTCACGTCCTTGGTGGTGTTCCACCGCTGGCTAATGATCTGCAAGTTCTCAACCCTGTCATCAGTGCAGTCGTTGTTGATGTGATCAACGACCTTCCTGGCTGGGATCTCGTCGTGGTGGATCATCCACACCAAACGAGCCCGGGGGTACAGCTTGCGGCGATAGCCAATGAACCAACGACCTCGCTTTGTCCTCTCCTCGCCCCTGTTAGGGGCTCCTGCCTCATCACCGGGGTCAACGTGGTTGGCTGGCTTGATGCGCCAATAGAGCTTCCCCGCCTCGTAGCGGAAAACCTCCCGGGCCTCTTGTGGGGTCATGGTGTTGCGTTGAACCTATCGATATTGGCATTACGCACCCGTTATGTCCATCCCAAAAAAAAGAGGGGGTCGCACCCCCTCACTTCCTCTTCCTCCCCTTTGCTAGCCGCTTCTCAGTGCTCCTGGCCCTGGCCCTAGCAATCGCTTCAGCCCTGCCAGGACTGTCCCCTGGGCCCTTCCTCAGCATCTCTGACCAGTTCATCCCGTGCTGACTTCGGAGCCCCCTCGACCCACACTCGTCGCCCCTCAACGACTCGGAAGCATCCCCCGTCGGCCCATCGCAATCCATCAGCCATTCCCATTCCGGAAGCAGAACACCCGGAACCGTAATGCCATTGTCAAGCCCTGCCCGTTACGCAACCGTGAAGGTCTTGCTATTGTTATCTCAACTAAAAACAGAAAGTGACTTCAATCACTTCCTTAGTTGGTGACCATAAAAACGCAAGAAGACGTACTGATCGCTCTTCTCAGCTAATCAAAGAGTCGCTTCAAAAATACGGCGCTGCTCGTTCAATCGTCATCGATGAAGAGAATCGCATCCTTGCTGGTAACGGCACCATCGAAGGCGCTAAAGCCGCTGGCCTGAAAAACGTTCGCATCATTGAAACGGATGGCACCGAAGTAATCGCTGTCCGTCGCACCGGCCTTACAGAAGACCAAAAGGTCGGCCTAGCTCTCGCTGATAACCGCACAGCAGATCTCAGCGAGTGGGATGCTGAAATGCTCCATCAGCTAAGCGAAGAGCACGATCTCTCCCCTTGGTTCGAGCAAGAAGACTTAGACGAGCTGCTCAACGTCACCACCCTGGACCCCGTCGAAGGCAACACTGACCCTGACGAGGTTCCAGAAGTCCCAGAAGACCCCACCACCAAACCCGGTGACCTCTGGATCCTCGGCAACCATCGCCTCCTCTGTGGCGACAGCACTAACCCGCAGCACGTCGAACGCCTCATGGATGGCAAGAGCGCTGAGCTACTGCTTACCGATCCGCCTTACGGCATCAATATCAGCGCCAACCCAGTACGCCAAAAACACCAAAAGAAAGATTGGGACTCTGAGCCAATCGACGCCCAAACCCTTGCCTTCTTCAATAAGCTGGCGCCCGCCTCAATTATCTGGGGTGGAAACTATTTTGGCTTGCCACCTGCTCAGTGTTTCTACGTTTGGGACAAAAAGCAGCCAGAAGATTTTTCGTTGGCAATGTGCGAGCTTGCATGGACAAACATCCCAGGACCAGCCAAAATGTTTAGGCTTTCTGTTACCTCGTACAAAAAAGATCATCCAACGCAAAAGCCTGTAGAGCTTCTTGAGTGGTGCCTGGCAAAAGCTGACGGACTTGTCTTAGATCCTTTTGGCGGCTCTGGCTCCACACTCATCGCCTGCGAGAAAACCTCCCGCCACTGCCGCATGATGGAGCTAGACCCCGCCTACTGCGATGTCATCGTCAAGCGCTGGGAAGACTTCACAGGTAACACCGCCATCTGTGAGCCAGCAGCAGCCCACTTCGAGCAGGAACAGCTGGAGGTTGCCTGATGGCTAAGAAGATCGGCAAGGCGGCTATGGATATGCGGATAAACCGCATTGCACGGCTACTTGCTAATGGGGGGACTCGCTCGGATTGCATTCAATATGCATCGAGGGAGTGGGGGGTAGGACCGCGCTCAACAGACACGCTTATTGCCAGGGCACGCGAGATCCTGCGCGACGACTGGGAGATTGACCGGCGGACCTTCACCGCAGAGCTTTTGTCACAGCTCGCTTCCCTTCAAAAAGAAGCCCGCAAAAATGGCCAAGGCCACATTGCTCTTGGCTGCATTAATTCTGCAGCCAGACTGGCTCAGTTGATCAGCTAACCCGATGACAACAGAACTGACCAACCTCCCCTGCGGCACTGTTCAAATCCGCGTTTGTGAGGATTCAATTTGTGCCACGGGCTGGGTCAGCTCGCATCATTTGGTTCCGACTAAAGAATTGCAACTCAAGGAATCATTACGGCGTGCGGCATACAACGCCTTTATTGAATCGAAGGCAGCTGCATGAGTCTTTTAGATCGGTGCCCTGGTGGTTCAGTTCTTGACCAACCCGTTGCGCAGGTAGCGGAGTCAAACCTCGTACCGTTTGCCACCGATCTAATTCACGGTCTGTCGACACCACAGTCGGAGGTTTATAGCGACCCGGCTCGCTTCAAGATGCTCTGCTCTGGCAGACGCTTCGGTAAGACGCATCTTTGCCTTGTTCAGTTGATCGTCTGGGCTGCAATGAAAACAGGCAGCCTTAATTGGTACATCGCTCCAACGTATAAGTCAGCCAAACAGATCGCTTGGCGTCAACTGAAGCAGATGGTTCCATCGGAGCTATTTGCCGCGAAGAACGAGGTTGACCTGAGCATTGAGTTTGTGAATGGCTCAAGGATCGAACTGAAGGGCGGCGAATCCGCAGACAACCTTCGTGGCGCCAGCCTCAGCAATGTGGTGCTAGATGAGGCGGCTTATATCCCCCAGGACGCGTGGGAGATGGTCATTCGTCCTGCCTTGGCCGATCAACGGGGTTCTGCTTTCTTTATCAGTACGCCAGCGGGCTACAACCATTTCCACGAGATGTGGGAACAGGCGGCCGAACTAGACGACTGGCAGACCTTCAGTTACAGCACCATCGATGGCGGCAATGTTCCACCAGAAGAAGTCGAGCTGGCCCGGAGGACCCTTGATGAGCGCACGTTCAAGCAAGAGTTCCTCGCCAGCTTTGAGACGTTCTCGGGGAGAGTTTTTCCGGAATTCGATGACGCCAATGTCGATGACAAGGTCGAGGACATGGGCGGACCTGTGCTGGTGGGATTGGATTTCAACGTGGGTGTGATGGCCGGCGTCATCTGCAGCAAGGTCGGCGACACGCTGCATCAATGGGATGAGATCGCGGTCAAGAACAGCAACACCGATGAGGTTGCTCAGATGCTGCGGCAGCGCTTCCCTGACCGCCGAATCATCTGTTACCCCGACCCAACAGGCCGGGCCCGCAAGACCTCAGCAGCGGGTGCCACTGACCACGGCATCCTGCGCAAGTACGGCCTAGAGGTTGTCGCTCCTAAGAGCCCCTGGTCTGTCAAGGACAGGCTGAACGCCACCAACTGGCTCATCTGCAATGCCGAGGGTCAACGTCGCCTTTTCGTCCATCCGCGCTGCAAGAACACGATCAAGGGCTACAGGTCGGTCACCTTCAAAGAGGGTGCCGAGGATTTTGTGGTCGACAAAGACCCTGGGCTCGAACACTGGATTGATGGCGCTGGGTACTTGATCCTGTCGGCGATGAATCAGGTCAAACCCTGGAAGGTTGGATCTGCCAAGTCGAAGGCTGCTCAGATTTGGTAGGCCCCCAGCCACCACGGGCCACGAACAGCTGAAGGGCAGCGGGTCTGTACTTCACGCCCCGGTAGCAGAGCTGTAGGTGGGCGGGATACTGCCTGGGCAGCGGAATGGGACCGGTCATTGCTGCCGTGGCACAGCACCCATTCTGCTTCATCTATCGCAACGCTCTCGCGTACCTGTGTGTATGGCAGGTACGCAGCTACTTGGACGGCGGTAGCCCCCGGGTGTCCTTCAGCAGCTCTTCATAGACTCGTCTTTGAGCCAACGTCTGGCTAAACAACCTGATCGCAATCTCCTGTACTTGATAAAGATCCGTCATTTTCATGACGTGCATCTCAAACTTACGAAGCTCAAATTCGCGAGCAAGACCGTAGCGATCCATCAGAAACACGCGATTTAGAATCAAGGTTATTCATGGTGAGATAGGCCGTGCCAGAAAATCGTGGGTATCCGTCTGGCATTTACGGCCCTGGCAATGGCCCGCCTGATGATTTAACGGCGATGGATCGTGATGCCGCAGCAGGCAATGATCCGAGTTGGTTGAGTGGCCCATATTTGGAGATGTCAGAGCGCTGGCAGCCAATGCTGGTGTGTATGGGAGGGACACAAGCCTTCCGTGAGAATGCAGGAAGTTTGCTGCCGCTGGAGCCCAAGGAAGACGAAGCAGCGTGGCGTAGAAGGGTCAGTCACGCTGTGCTGTCACCCTTCACTATCCGTATTGCTGATCAGGCTGCTGGCCTGATTATGCGCAAGCCAATTCAGCTAGAGCCAAAGGAAGAAGGTGGTGAGGTTGATGAGTATTGGCAAGAG